TTAACAAGTGCAAAGAACGCTGTGAAGTATTTCCAAAATAATGTCAAAGCGCTCGATAGCACATTGAAAAACAATGGTAAGAGTACAGAACTCCTAAAAGCAAAATATAAGTCTTTAGGACAGGCCATTGAAGCGCAAAAAAAAGTACTCGATCAGATGAAGCAGAACTTCGATAAACTTGATCCTGGATCTGCTAAATTTGACAAAGCCGCTGCTGATATTGAGCGAGAAAATGCAAAATTATCAGCAATGGAAGGACAACTCTACAAAGTAGAGCAAGCCTTGAAAGCTGTTGGACGTGAAAATAGCTTTTCAGGTAAAATGGAAGCCCTTGGGAAGAATTTGGTTAAAAGTGGAGACAATATCCAAAAATTTGGAAAAAATGTCTCTGACTTTGGAGGGACACTAACCAAAGGAGTAACAGCTCCATTGATTGCAAGTGCTGGATTTGCCTTAAAAGCTGCAATCGACTATGAAACTGCATTTGCAGGAGTCAAAAAGACTGTAGATGGAACACCGCAACAGTTCGATAAACTATCTGCTAGTATTCGTGAGATGGCAAAAGAAATGCCATCAAGTGCAGTTGAAATTGCAAACGTTGCGGAAGCAGCTGGACAATTAGGGGTACCAATTGGAGCAATCAAGGACTTTTCTAAGACCATGATCAATCTTGGTGTCTCTACAAACTTAAGTTCTGAAGAAGCAGCATCATCAATTGCTAAAATCGGGAATATCATGCAAGTTTCTGGGAAAGATCTGGGTACCTGGTCTGCGCATTTTGGATCAGCAGTAGTAGATCTTGGCAACCATTTTGCCACAACAGAGCGTGATATTGTCGAAATGACCAACCGTTTGGCAGCAGGCGGTAAGCTAGCTGGTTTGACTACACCAGAAATTCTTGGTCTTGCGACTGCGATGAGTAGTGTAGGTATCGAAGCAGAAGCAGGGGGAACTGCGATGAACCAGACCCTTACTGGTATCGGTAAGGCAGTAGCTGGTGTTGGTAAAGGTGCGAAAGAGAAATTAGAAGTGATCGCACAAACTGCAGGAATGACGGCAGAGCAATTCTCTACAGCTTGGAAACAAAAACCAGCAGATGCATTGCAAGCCTTTATTAAAGGTCTACAACGTGCACACGATGAAGGCAAGAATATGGACGGTATTCTTGATGAACTTGGAATGACAGGTATTCGTCAAGGTAATATGCTGAAATCTCTTGCATCTGCATCGGATAAGATGGGAGACGCTGTCCGTAGGTCAAATAGTGCGTGGAAAGAAAATACAGCTCTCACAAACGAAGCTAAGAAACGTTACGAGACAACAGAATCCCAGTTGAAGATCTTTAAGAACCAGGTGACTGATCTGGCAATTGAATTTGGTGGTCCATTGTTAAAAGCTATGAATTCAGGTTTGCAGGCTGTGAAACCATGGATTTCAAAACTGGCTGACATGGCCAAGGCTTTTAGTGAAATGAGCGAGTCTCAACAGCAAAATATCATTAAATGGGGATTGCTTGCAGCAGGCGCAGGTCCAGCCTTATCAATCCTTGGCAAAGGTATCGGAGTTATCGGAGGAATCACTAAAGGTATCGGCTTCCTCACTCAAGGTATTGGTAAAGTCGGTGGTGGGCTTTCTGTATTAGGCAAGACATTCCAACTATTTAAACAAGGTAGCAGTCTTTCTTCTGCATTTAAAACTGCAACAACCGGAATCACTGCAACTAGCACTGCTGCAGAAGGTGCAGTAGCTTCTACTGGTCTATTAGCAAAAGGGATCGCACTGCTTGGGAACCCTGTCACCTGGGGAGTCCTAATAGGCGGTGTTGCTGTTGGTGTGATTGCTACAGTAGCAAAAGAAATGGCAGACGCAAACGAACGCACTCAAACGTGGGGTACAAGCGTAAGCAAGCTACAAGACCAAGAATTATCACGGTTAAAATCCAAAGTCGATGAAGTGCATCAAGCTACCGTAGGCTTTGGGCAAGGTGGCGCACAAGCGGTTGAAAATGTACGTAAGAGTGTGCAAGGGCTTGCCGATGATATCCAGAAAGCGATTGACAAAGACCTTGAGAAAACTCTTAAAGGGCTTGAAAAGGTTGGTGCGAATGAAACAATCCAAAAACGTGCTGTAGCGCAAGCAGAACAGCAAAAGAAAAACATCCAGTCGATGACAGATGAGATTGTACAGATTTATCAAAATGCATCTGACCAACACAGAAAGATTACTCGCGAAGAACAAGCGATTATTTCTGACTACGAAAATCAATTTATTGATAAGCAATTGTCATTGCAGAAGTATTCTGCCGATGAACGTACCGCAATTGTGAAAGCCATGAATGGCCAGATCAGTGATCTGAATGAAACGCAGTTACGTAAAGGTACAGGAGTCGTAGCTAAATGGCTCAAAGAGGAACAGAAACTCTACGATGAGCAAGTGACTGCATTGAAAGATGCTCACGAAAAGCGAATTTATAGCCAGTCCGAATACAATAAGGAAATGGAAAAATTAAATGCCCAACACAAGACCAAAATGGAAGCCTATGGCCGTGAGTATGCAGAACTTCAAAAAGAGTGGAGTAAGAAAGTACCTCTTAACTTCGGTAACGATGAACAACGTAAGATGTACTTTGACCAGATGCGCAAGGATTGGGCAGAGCTTGGACTTGATTATGACAAGATGATGGCCAAGGCAGACCAATTTGCTGACATCGTAGGTCGTTCATCTGGTATGGTCGCTAAAAGCGTACAAAATATGTCGCAGGAGACCAAAGATGCTAACAACCTATGGAATGGATTGGTATTTGATCCTAAGACTGGGCAAGTCAAAACCAATGCACAAGAGGAAGTAACTAAAGCACTCCAAGCCGAAAATGGCTGGGAGAATATGCAGTTTATCCTCAAGCACGCAAACCTTGAGACTAACGCTAAGATGACGATCGGACAAGCGCTGGTTGAGGTTGGTAAGTGGGATAGTTTAACCCCACAAGAAAAAGAACTTGTGGTCGGCAACAATCAAGGTATGCAAGCCATCCTTGATAATAAAACATTGTTAGAACAATACAATGCTATGCCAGCGGAAGTTAAAGAACTCTTAATGAAGAATACTGACTTCTTATCATCTGGTGAACGTGCTACTGCGATCATTGAACGCTGGAACACACTCACACCAGAGCAGAAAGAACTGATCTTAAAGGATGCTGCTAGCGATACGGCTGAACGTGTACGGCTTGCAGTTGACTCTTTAACTGGTATGGCTCACGTAGTCAATTTAGATGCAGAAGATAAGACCAAGAGTGCTATTGCTAGTGCGGTGTCTGGTATTTTAACACTACCTACCGACCACAAGACTGATCTGATCGCAACACCAGACGGTGTGACACTTGGAACTAACCAAGCAATGGGCGCTTTAGGATTGTATAACGGATTTGCTGTACCTATGAAACAAATCACTGCTGATCCAAATAATGCAACTAATGCAGCTGGCCAAGCAATTGCCAAACAGCTAGAGTGGAATAGTACACCTAGTCCAGTTAAACCGCAGTTGGGTGATCCAACTGGTGCGATAACTGCTGCACGGCAAGCTATTGAAAATCAAAACGCTTGGAATAGCACTCCAAGTCCTATCAAGGGCATCAATGCACAAGATAATACTGCAGGCCCTGTTTGGAGCGCTCAATCAAATATCAATAGCGTTCAAGGTAAGACAGTATACATTGATGTCGTAAGGCGGATGATTGGTGGAGCAGCAGCCGCGATTGGTTTTAAAGATGGTACAGACTACCACGAAGGTGGACTTGCAATGGTCAATGACCAGCGGAATGCGGTCTATAAAGAAATGGTAACTTTACCAGATGGAAGCTCGTTTATACCAGATGGACGGGATGTTGTCCTCAACCTGCCTCGTGGATCAAAAGTATTGCGAGCTGATAGAACTAAGCGACTGATGAAAAATCTTGGCTTCCCAAGATATGCAACAGGGGTCGGAATTCCGGAAGATGCCAAATTTTTGCGAGAAATGAAAAATGCAAGCCAGCAATTTTTATTTAAAGAAACATCCACAGGAAACAGCTACACTGGTGAAAATATCGTTGATGAGATCGCAATTCTGAGAGCAAGTTTAGAAAAGATCCTTACTGCTATCCTTGAAAAACCGTCAGAAACCTATCTGGACGGTGATGTTTTAGCACAAAACAGCTATCAAAGATATTCTAAAATCATGGCTAGGGAGGGAATCTAATGTTTAACATGATTATAAATGGATTTGACACTGGATCAATCCCAAACTGCTATGTGACGGATTTCGGAGAAGACCAGACGGCCACACCAAGGGTCGAATCAAATACAATTTACGGAGCTAACGGAGATTACAATCTTTATGATGGAGCTTATGACGGGTACGATAAGACAGTAAGTCTATACGTTGTCAAAACAAGCGAAATCGAAATGATTGTCAATCAATTCAAACCAGAGGAAAATAAAATAGAGTTTAGTCACCGACCAGGCTCTATTTTTTATGCCGATTTTCAAAGCGCATCATTTAAGCAAAATGGTTTGCATGCGTGGACTTTAGAAATCAAGTTAAAGATGCATCCATTCCGCTACTTAAATAATGATGCCGTAGTCACTTTGACAGGTAACGGCACAGTAAACAATCCAGGAACGGTATATTCTGAACCAGTTATCACAATTGAAGGCAATGGAGATGTATCTCTCACTATCGGGAAGCAAACCATGCAACTCACGATTGATACAAAAGCAACAATTGACTGCCGTCATAAAAAACAAAATGTCTATGACAAAAATGGAAATCTGAAAAATACATTGAGAAAAAGAGGTGGTTTCTTCGAAATTGCTCCAGGAATGTCTGGTATTGCGGTTTCAGGTACCGTCTCAAAAGTCACAATAAAAGGAAATTGGAGGTATAAAGTATGATCTATCTGCAAGAGGGTAACTTCCCTCTTAATGAAGCATTTAGCTCTGAAATTGTCCAGGAAGCTAACAGCACCTATCAACTTACCTTTAAATTTCCAACCTCAGACCCCAAATGGGCATTGTTAACCCCAGAAACAGAATTAGTTGCTGATGACTTGCACGGAGAACAGTACTTTAGTATCTTCGAAGTCGAAAAGCAACACGGATATGTCACTGTATATGCCAATCAAGTAGCAACATTACTTAATGGATATTCCATCAACAAGATCAATGTCGATCGAGTGAATGGAGCAACTGTGATGAATGCGCTTGTTGCCGGATTTAAACGAGAAACACCATTCACATTTTTTTCCGATGTGATGTCAAAACACACCCTCAATCTTAAAGATATCTCAGCGATGGAAGCCTTGGCCAAAGACAAGCATTCCATCGTTGGGCAGTGGGGTGGAGATCTTGTCCGGGATAAGTACAGTGTCCGATTGCTAGAAAATGGTGGAATCGAAAACGAATCATTGTTTGCCTACAAGAAAAACATGAAGTCGTTTCAAGAATCGAAATCCACTAAAGAGTTGAGAACACGGATCCATTTTAAAAAGGTCATCGAAGCGCATGAGGAAGGAAAGAAAGATCAGATCCTAACCGTGACCATTGATAGCCAACTGATTAATAAATACAAGCATATCTACGAAGCAGATATGGAAGTACAAGATCAGGATGTAGTGGATCAAAAAACACTTGAGGAATACGGCAAGCGCTATTTCCGTGAAACTCTGTGTGACATGATCGAAGAAAGCCTTGAGATTGATGTTGTAGGCCAGGCAGATCAACCAGTACACATGTTCGATATCGTGAGCATCTTCCACGAGAGCTACGATGTCGATTTGCGAAAAAAGATCACGAAATACAAGTTTAATCCAATGAGCAACAAACTTGTCAGCATCGGATTTGGCGAAGTTGCTAGAACTTTAGCAGACTCTATCTCAGGAATGGTCAATGACTCCGTTGACAAGAAAATGAAGTCTTATGATGCAGAATATGAAGCGAAAGTGCAGAAGCTTGTAGATAATGCTAATGCTGAGTATGACAAGCAAGCGAAAGAGCTGGAACATAAAATCACAGACGGGATTGAGCAAGCCAAAGCACAAGCTGAAGTGGTCAAGCAGGAAATTTCGGCTAAAGTAACTGAGAAAATCAATGCAGCAAACCAAGCAAACAAAAATGAAATTGTAGAAGAGTTCAGGGCTCGATACAATGGCATTGAAGTCAAGATGCAAGGACTGAAAGCTACTACTGATCAATTAAAAACCAGTGATGCAGACATCCAGAAGCTGATCAATGATTTCAAAACTCAAACGCAAAGCCAATTTGTCGGTGTCCAAGGCGCTCAATCACGCTTTGAGCAGACGACTGAGAAAGCCATATCTGACCTGATCAATGTAGCCAATGGCAAAGCAGATCGCTCTTATGTCGAGCAGACGGTGAATGGAATTAAAGAGCAACTTACCTCTTCGACAATCGGTGGGCCTAACTTAATTCGTGATACTGCTTATAAAGAAGGTACGAAATATTTTGGTAG